ACCGTTATTCGCACCGATAAAAATTGTTTCGTTTGTCATAATTAAGTTCCTCTCTCATTGACTATACATATACTATAACTTGTTTTCATAACAAAGTCAAGGCAATTCGCTAAAAAAGGCCAAAAAAAATCCCTGTAAAAACAGGGACTTAAAAAATAATTTAATATTTTATTGATTTATTTTCGCCAACCATCTCTAGGAATGTCAACCCCACGAGCGATATTACCTATATCTCCTCGTGAAATGCCCATATCGTCCAACTCTCTGTCTGTTAGACTTGCAAGTGTATTATATGTTTTTCTATCAAATGATGGGGTAATGCTCTTTTTAAAGTTATTATATAAATCTGCAACTACGTCACAGAATGCACAGTAAGTTCGTGTAAGTACAGTCATTATTTTCTCATTTCCTCTAATTCTAACATAAGTGCTTTCGCTTCTTTATGATATCCTTGACGGTGTAGTTCTGCAGCTGCTTTCGCTCTTCCTGCTGACTCACAAAATGCAACTATGCTGTTCCATACCTTACTTACTATTTGTGCAACTTTATCACATATGTGACAAGTTTCTTGATAAGTGTGTCTCAACACTAATCCGATTGACATTACGCTCTCCTTTGTTGTTGTTTGTGTTTTGTTATGTGGTCGTAAAATGACACTGCATCTTCATCTCTGAGATGCTTTACTTCATTACCATACTCAGTACGAATGAAGCGAACGATGTCGTTTTTGGGTGGGCGGTTTGGAAACATTTTCGCAAACCATTGAAAATTAGCCATCCTCTTCTCCTGTTATATTGTTTAGGTTAATGAATTTACCACGCTCACAGAAAATCACCTCACCTAGAAAACAGGTGATACTATTGTAACTCTCCTATGGGGGGTCTACTCGCACTTATTTATACAAATTAAGTCAGTATTCCTGTCTTTTTGTAATGTTTATTTGGAATAGTCGTTATGCAGTTGAGGAAACAATGCTTCTTTTAGAACTTTTGATGAACCAACTCTGACATTAATGATACCATTATAGTATTCATCAGTAAGTAAGACTTCCCTGTCAAACTGTTCCTTTGCTTCTAGGTAACTTAATGCACCTCTACTATCACAGTAGTGTAGTATCTCTCTAGTGAATTGTTCTTCACCTAGTTCTTTAACATCTGCATTGAGATGGTCTGAAGAACCCCAATAGGTTCTCCAATCACTCTCTTTAGTAGAACGTCTTTTGTTCTTCTTACCTTTGAGTGGTGGCTTGGTAACTTTAAACCTTGCGAGTTTCTTACCAATGTATTTTTTATTATTTGTTAGATTCGTGATAAGATAAACGAACCCCTCACAATCAAGTGGGAGTTCGTTTACTTCTTCACCTTGGAATGTCCACATAGTTACTCATCTTCGTCAAACTCTTCGATATCATCTTCGTTATCTATATTTAGACCATCCCCACAAAAGGGACAATGAGCAACAGGATAGTATCTCTCTTCCATGTCGTGTTGTATTTTAAAGACTGCATCACAGCCTTCGCATGTAATTATTTTTATCATTAGGCAACTTGGGTTTCGTAGACATCATCCCATGTGCCATTGAGTCCAGCAACCTCGTATTCCGTCACTCTGTTCTCAAAGAAGTTAGTATGGTCTGCACCGTTAAGTACCCATTCTAACCACGGCAATGGATTGTCCTTTACTTTAAAGTTAGGTTTCATCCCTAATTGAAGTAATCTTCTATCAGTGATATACCTTATATATGTCTTTACTTCAGCGGCATCTAAACCTTCGATGTCACCAAGTTTATATGCAAGAGTAATAAAGTTATCTTCTAACTTCACTGCTTGTCTTGCCATCTCATATATCTGTCCTTTAAACTCATCGTCTACAATGCGTGGATGTTCTGCACAGTATGCTTTGAATAGTTTTGATACACCTTCAACGTGGATTGATTCGTCACGAATACTCCACTCAACAACTTTACCCATACCCTTCATCTTACCGTAACGCTGGAAATTCAACAACATTACAAACGATGCAAATAATGCCACACCTTCGTTGAATACAGACTTTGCAAGTGATAGTCCTAGTCCACGAACTGTGTTAGGGTCACTGTCCATCATAAATTCAATCTTGTCTGCCATCTCTTGATATTCTAGGAAGGCATGATACTCGGCATCAGATAACCCAAGTGTCTCATTAAGAAGTGCATATGCACGTTGGTGAATACCTTCTCTAGTCGCAAACGAACCAAGCATATTACGAACTTCGTTATTTTTAAATTTTGGTATAAATTGGTCAAAGTAATTTTGTCCTACTGCAACATCAGACTGTGTAAACAATCTTAGAATGTTTGTGATATATTCTCTTTCTACATTTGAAGTTTTACCAGACTTCCAATCTGAAACATCTTCAGATAAATCTAATTCATCTTCAATCCAATGGACTTTTTCGTGTCGTGTTGTAATCTCCACTGCCCAAGGATAATGGAATGGTTTATAAGTTTCGGAGAACTCCATTAGTCCTCCACCCTTCTTTTTTACAAACTTCTCTGATACTGCCATAAACTGGTCATATGTTCCAATCAGTTTATCATCAATAAAGATTTGTGGAACAGAACGAGCATTTGGTACACGTTGGTAAAATGCAAGACGTTCTTCTTCATTATCCATCTTGTATTCTGTGTATTCGTATCCATGTGAATCAAACCAATGTCTGGCTTTATCACAGAATGGACAATGTGACTTACTATAAATTTCTACTTTCATTAATCGATCCTCTTTCCGTTATAACTTGTTATCGTAACATTATATGGTTTCTCCATATAACAGTTGTGACTTGGTTTAGACAACATCTGTTCTGCCCAATCCAGTTCTTGAATAAGACGTTTATACCACGCCTTATCATGTTCGTCTTTTGCTTTGTTCATATCTTCATGCAATTGTCCAATACGAACTTGAATGTATTTTTCCTGTCTAGTCATTTTCTTATCTACCCTTGACATGCCACACACTCATCTTGTGACTCAGCATCAATTGCTTGCGACTCAAAATCTTTTAGTTGGTCACGAACAACCTTTGCAGATACATTCTCTGCACGTTGTGATGTTTCTGTTCTTAGATAGTACAGACCTTTAGTTCCCAACTTCCATGCTGCAAAGTGACTTCTATGCAAATCTTTCTTATCTGCACCAGCAGGGAAAAATAGATTTAGTGATTGTCCTTGACATAAGAACTCTTGTCTGTCTGCAGCCTGTTCAACTAGAACCAATTGGTCAAGTTCGATTGCAGTTTTGAAAACTTCTTTTACTTTATCTGATAGGAAATCTAAGTGTTGTACAGAACCACCGTTAGTAATGATATCAGACCAAACTTTGTCTGTATTTTTCTTTACCTTCTTTAGTTCTTCTTCAAGATACTTATTCTTCACTAAATGCGAACCAGCACGAGTACGGTGTGTATATGCATTCGCTTTAGATGGTTCAATAGATGGTGATGTAGAAACAATAATAGAACTGTTTGCATTCGGAGCAATTGCAAGTAGATGTGCATTACGTCTACCTGTACCTTGCATGTCTGGTGCTTCACCACGTTCAAGTCCTAGTTGAATTGATTCTTGGTGTGCTTGTTCTTTGATTGTTCTGAAAACATCCCAATTCAGTTCTCTTGCTTCATGTGAATCAAAAGCAATTCTTTTCTGGTGTAGTAGTGAATGCCAACCCATTGCACCTAGTCCAAGACTACGTTCTTGTGTTGCAGAATATCTTGCACGAGCAATCTCATCACCAGCATTGTCAATAAAGAATTGTAATACGTTATCTAAGAAACGTGTCAAATCCCGAATCAATGAAGAGTCTTTCCACTCGTCAAACTTCTCCAAGTTAACAGATGATAAACAACAAACAGCAGTTCTATCCTCTGAGGTTGGTAGATGGATTTCGTTACATAGATTAGAACCATGTATCTTCAAACCCTTTGCTTTCATTGTATGGGGTAATGCACGATTAGCTGTATCGATGAAGTTTAGATATGGTTCACCTGTACGGTAACGTGTCTCTAAGATTTGTTGCCACAAAGTACGAGCAGCAATAGATTCACGAACTGAACTTTCATGTGGGTCTTTCAAATCCCACATCTCACCTCTTTCTACTGCTCTCATAAAATCATCTGTGATATTTACTGCATGATGTAGATTAAGGTTCTTTCTGTTTACGTCACCTGTTGGTACACGCATGTTTAAGAATTCGATAATATCTGGATGTGCAACATCAATGTATGCTGCATAAGAACCCTTACGAGTTTTACCTTGACGATATGCAGTCATGTCTGCATCTACCGTGTGTAAGAATGGCATTGGGCCTGGTGCTTTATCGGAGATTGCACGAACATCACTCCAGTGTCCACCGACACCACCACCTTTAACAGACAACCAACGCAACTCAGCAGTATGGTCGATTAGTCCTTCTAATGAATCTGGTACATATGTAAGAAAACATGAGATAGGTAATGCCTTTGCTTTCTGCCCAGGCATTGGTGCATTTGATAATACAGGAGATGCGAACATAAACCATCCTTTGGATACTGCATCGTAAACTCTTTGTGCGAGTTCTAAGTCTCCATTACAATAAGCAACAGATGCTCTTGCATATGCTTCTTGTGGTGATTGTTCTTCGTCTTTACAATAATAATCCTTGAGTAGTTTGTATGCTTGTTCTGATAAATCTTTGTCTCTGGTTCTGTCTATTTGAATGCCGAGGTGGTTAAGACCAGTATCCTCAGCACTTGGGAATGTTACTACGTTCTCAAGGGCCATGTGTTAGTTCTCCTGCTGGGTTATATTTTTTTCCAAGAATTGAAAACAGTTTTTGCTTGCAATCCTTTATGGGTGTTAGTATGTATAATGTTCTGAATCTCTGCTGATGAATTCCCAGCAAGAATCATGTCGTTAATATCTTTTTCTAAAATGCTCTGTGGCCAGATGCAAACACTGTACCCTTCATCGATACATCGTTCAATCTGTTTACAGACCTGTTCATTGCGTGGTTCGTTATCTGGAACGAGTACCGCATTGTCTTTAAACTGTGGGACTCGCAAATCACTCTGTGCGACTGCGATACAGTTCTTTAGAAAAAGACTATCGATAGGGCCTTCAACAACATATACTGTTTTGTTCTTGTCAACCTTATCTAATCCAAAAATCTTGGGATGTTCTTTGTCCAAGATTATAGTAATATATTTTTGAGGTTCATCCCCAAATGCCCGTCCTTGAAATGCAAAGACCTCTCCATCCTCTTTTCTGAATGGTATTAACATCCTTGGATGGTCACCATTTAGTGAGGGGAATTTATCTTTGACATGTCCATTGACATATTCAAAAAACTTTGGACAGAAATATATATCATTCCACAGCTCTTCGCTGATGCATCTATCCAATAAAAATTTGATAGCAGGATGATTTTTTTCTAACTGTGCAAAAGACTCTAGGTTTAGAGACTTACGAAACACAGGTTTCTTAAACTTGAAGTCTGGCGTCTTAATGCCTGCCCCAGGCGTCTTATCACCTCGACCATTGGAAGTAAGACCTTCCTTGTATCGTTCTAGTACATATTCTTTGTGTAAATTTGAATCTACATGTTCTATCAATTTTGACAGACTTGTACCCATAGCACAGTTATGACACTTATAGAAAAGGTCATTCTTTGTACGATAGATAAAACCTCGGGCCTTAGTCTTTATCTTCGCAGAATCACCACAATATGGACAACTGAATTGCCATAGATAGTCAGTCTTTCTTTTGAAGTTTCTTAGACGTACCGATATAAGAGATATGTACTTAAAGTCAATATAATTCATAATATACAATATACAGGAAATGCACCTGTAAGTCAATAGATTTTTACATCATTGCCGGAAGTATCTCAGTTAATGCAAACCCTACGACTATGGAGCCACCAATAATGACGTATCTCCACTTTTCAAGAACACCCACTCTTGCAGATAGTTCTTCACGCAATTTTAGGAACTGCTCTGTCTCTTTGTTTTGATGCTCTGCCATTGCATCGTGTAGACGGCGTTCCATTTGACCCAATTGTTGAGTCTGTTCCTTTGCATTAGTCGTAATACGTCCATGCAATTCTTGAACAGTTGTTTTGAATTCTTTTTCTTGATCTTGCAATGCTTCTTCCTGTCTTATTAGTTTCTCTTCATGCACTGCCATAATAGTGTGTAAAGACGTAGACACCTCAGCAATCTTCTCAATTGCAGAATCGAGTCTAACATGGATTTGTTTCATCTCAGAGACTTCACGCTTAAGGAGTTCTACCTCAGTGTCTAACGTCTTTACTGTAGCCATTATTTTTTACTCGCTTTTCTGTGTCCGTTCCATGCAACAAAACCGCCAAGTCTTAATGCCCAGAATGCAAGATAATTTAAAAAGTGGAAACCATTGATTTCGACATTGATGTCTCTAAAAATAGTGTCTGCTTCTTTTTGAGTCATTTTACCCCAAGTACCCTTACCCTTCTTTTTAAGAGTTTCGTACTTGTAAGCATAGTCATGTACTAATCCACCCATGAGCAATACGCCCACTGGTGATAACCATGTATGTAAGAACTTTGGTATTGATGCTCCGTCAAACTGAAATCCTTTAGGGATTACATATTCGACTGCATCTAGTTTAAAGTGAAAGTCTTTTGCAACTACCCAATGTCTACTTCCAGTAAACCACATCCAGATTGCACCCCAGAAACCTTTTCCTTTGGTCGCAATTGGTATTGGCATCATATGTGGCATATCTTTATATTCAAAACCACATCTCTTTGTCTTATTGTCTACACCAAACAAGTTGATGATAAATCCAACAATGATAAGAATTCCTACCACTGTGAACTGCCACCATGTCATTGCAAGATGAACAATTAAGTCCCATGTTATAAGCTGTAAATATTCCATTTACTCTTCTCCTGTTTTTATGTCATCCTCAACTTCTGTTGGGGCGACTGCCTTCTCATAATATACAATAATCTGTTTTTGTTGTTCTATGTATCTTCTAAGTTCTGCAAAGTTCTTAGATAGATTTTCATAGTCTTTCACACTTATTGCGATATATGAGTCTGCACCGTTCTTATCCGAATATTCCTTTACAAATTCCTCAAAGTTATCTTCGGGTGAAACAACATAAATCTTAACATCATTCAATCTAACTTGTTTAGGATGCTGTACTACAGGGATTGTCTTTTCAACTATCTTTGTCTGTATAATAATTTCTGGTTCTTGTCTAAATGTTGAACAACTACTCAGTAGTAGCGTCATCACTAGTAAGAGACTCAAGGTCATCCCATAGTTTGTCTGTCGCATTTTGCATCCTCTTTTCAATCAAACCTGGCTTCTTATTTGCAAGGTGTGTTAGATTGTGTTTATTTAAAGTATCACGCAATTCATCTCCATATCTTTCTGACTTGCGTAAACTCACATTGAGTTCAGAGTTCAGTTCATTCAGTCTTTTTGAATCCTGTCCCATCTTCTCAATAGTTGCTTGGTTTGTCTCGTTAGCAACTTCTAGTTTTGCATTATTATCTCTTAGTTGTGCAATAGTATTTTGGGTGGTGTCGTAATAGTATTTTGCACCATACGCTGCACCACCCAAGATACCCACAATAATAATTATTGCATATAATTTAATCATTTTACTGGCGCCTTAGTACCGAACTTCCTTTCATAAGATGGGTCATTTGCATATTCTTTTGCCCATCGATTTTCTGTGAAAGTTGCAAAGTCGATTAGTCTTTCTATATTATGATAGTTTTCTGTAATCCAATCATCCATGTCATTAACTTTAGATGTTAAATCTTGAATGTCACGTTTGGAGTTTACATCATCTTCGACTGCCATACGACTAGTAAGTTCAGATACTTGTTCATTTAATTGTGAGATGGTTTGTGCTTGTTGTGCAGTCCACCAGACAAATGCTGATACCTGTAAAACAATCGCAACCACTACGCCAATGCTAAATTTATTATTCATCAGTTGTTACCTCACTTAATATATCTCTCATAATATTACTCGTAGTATTTGGAAAATACCTTGGAGCAACACTATGAAGAACAAGCGCTGGAACACACAACTGCAATAGGACAGCAGACTTCAACGCACGTTTCATGTGTTGTCCACCTGTCATACCTACTTCGTCTAAATGCTCTTTACACTTGTTACTGAACATTACTCAGATTTCCAAATTGTCCATGCACCATAAGCAATCGCCGCATATGCAGCCATTGATGCAAATGGGCCAGCAATCAATACGATTACTCCAACTGCTATAAGTGCAGCGCCATCCCATGATGTTCTTTCTTCGATTCTTGCTTTAATCCAATTTCTCATCTTCTTCTCCTTTATTTGAAGGATAGTTTTTGGTTACTGGTAGCAAAGTTAGTTTTCCTCATTACCGTTTTGGCAATCAAGTCCAGTTCCTTCCCATCCCATTTTAATGCAAACGGCATATTAACATCTGTCTGCATATCATTTAAGACTGCTTCGGCGTCTGGGCCGAGTTGTGCAATCTTCTTACCGTACTTCTTATAAGATTGTTTAAATAACCGAATAAGCTCTGCCACAGTAATTTGTTTCTTGTTTCGTGCATCATTAACTCTATCTAAAAAATGTCTGGTAAACTCTACGTCTATACCAACACTCTTATATAGTCTGTCTGCATATTTTTCAACACCGTCTAAATCTTGCTTAGACAGTTGTTGTTCTGTCAGAACATACTGCGAAAAGGTTTTCATTTACTTTACCTTTGATAAGGAAAAGTCTGCAATCTTCATAAACTGTGCTTTCTTTCCATTAATCATATCTTTCATTTTCTTTTGATTAGATTTATTAACTTTATCGAAAACCTGTGTGATTGCTGATGCAGTAAACAAGTCAACCTTCATTGAACCGTCTTTGAATTTGATACTCTTGTTCTGCTTGTTTTTAACAATACTCTTTAACATGTCCACATTATCTTCTACCATAAGGTATTCGTGTTCACGATTAACTGTATTTTCTTGAACTTTCTGTGCAAGTCGAGATGCTTCTCTCTTTGCTTTACGTTCTGCCATTCTCTTAAAGAATGTCTTACCTTCTTTGGTTCTACCATCGTAGGGTTTTTTCTTTTTCTTTTTCATCATCGCATCTGGGGGAAGTGCAACACCACCACCAGCAACTGAGTTAGCAGGAGCATCCTCTGTTTTAATTCCCAATTTCGGGTCTTTATAAAACTTTGTCATTATATCATCAAATTTGAAACTCATAATAGGTCTCCTATATCCAGTTCTTTTATATCTTCAGAAGAAACAAATATCTTCTGCTTTGTTTTTTTATGTACTGCACTGAAAACATCGACACCAAGAATAGTATCCTCTGGTGGACTATCTTCAAACACTTCTACCTCATCACCCTCTAAAGCATCAATCTCACCTTCTGCTTCTGTTGTAACAACATCTTGGGTTAAGACGTAAATTCCTTTACTTAGTTTACCATTATCTAAAGTTACCTCTTCGACAATAGCATTATCAAATTCAACACCCTGTTGTTTGAAATATTCCATAAGTCCTTTTTCAAACATTTCTGGGTCATCAACATGTTCTTTGAAAGTATCTTTGAGTAAGAATAGTGCAGCTGCATATGTTCCCACCCTTGTTCTAAGGCCAGGTACTTTTGCAAAAATACGTTTGATGTTAAACACCAACTTATGCAAAACCGTGTATGCACTTTGTTCCGATTGTTTATACAGTATCTTACCTTTAATACGATAACCATCTTTATCGATGATGCCCATTTTAAAGGCATCAGTCTTTTCGAATGGTGTCGTTAAAAGTTTAACGAAACGGTATGTAACAAATAAATCAATCGCTCTACCCATTATAGTCTCTCTAATACTTCCTTAACAGTTTCATCTTCATCTACCAATAAAAGTTCATCCTCTGGTAACATTCCTAAGAAGTTCATAAATGTTTTAATAACAGGCCAGAATTCTGGTTCTATCTTAAATAACATTAATGTACTTCCAGCTTCTGCACCGAACACATTGAAAACCACAATCATGTGGTTTAGTATCAATCGTTCTTTCAATTCACCATGTTCACGATATTTTCTTAACAAACGCTTAATATACTTAAACCGTTTCATATCATCGTGAAACTCAGATTCACCTTCACATTGTGGATTGTCATAGTTTTTAATAGCAAACATAATGACATTATCATTAGTTATCTTTTGAAACATAATATAACTAACCGTCTAAACGATTTTGGTTCTAATAAAATGTGTTCCGCCACTTGTGACTTCGTGTTGAATTTCTAATGATAAACCACCCTCAACTTTATGAGAGATACCGTCATCATTAATATCATCACCATTCTCATCTTTACCAATTCTTCCACCAAACTGTGTTAGGGGCATAGACATCTTTCCACCTTCTTCATTCATAGAAACTTCACCAAAAGTAAGTCCAAGTCTGCTTAGTCTTTCTCTTAGTTTATTCATTGCATGTTCTGGGATAAGATGTTCAATACCACCCATTGCACCCAAGAACGCATTGATTCTTGTTATAGTGTTTGGGTCTGATACGTCATTAGAGAAATCTGCACCGTCAGCAGCAACATCTTCAACAATATGCTGTTTAAAGTTCTTCATTATCATTCTCCTTGTTAGAAGACCACTCATAGTTGTTTGATGGTTTCTTCTTCTTCTTTTTATTTGGATTCACCTCAAGAATTTCAGAAATCATCTCAGATGATTCATCCTTCTCTTTCATTGGCATTCCGTTTGCACCTAGTCGCTCACTCATAATTTTCTCCTTATGCTATTGTAACAGAGTGTGAACTAAGAATGTTCCACTTGTTACCAGTAAAGATTAAAGTTGCAGTGTCACCTACGTCTGCGAATGTGATTGTTGAAAATCCATTTGCAGTTGCTGGAGTAACAACAGAATTACCACCATCAGCAATCATTGTGATGATTTTGATTTGTCCGTTAGTTCCATTTGCAAGTGCGCCAGCGTGAGTTCCACCAACTGTTGCAGTGTCAATGTGTGAAATAGAAGAGGTTACATTAACCGCTTCTGTGCCTGTATCAACAACTTGTACTGTATCATCTAATGCGATGAATGTAGGTACATTGTTGAAAAAGTTTGCAACACTAATTTTTTTGTTTACAGGGTTGCCACTTGGGTCATCAATTACATGAAGTAAATCTTCAGATGCAATTCCGTTACCTAAGTCTGTTAGTGCAGTGATTTTTTTATCTGCCATTTTCTTTCTCCTAAGTTAATTTAATCCCTCAACTCAATGCGGTATTTACTGCCGCATTATCGTCTTGCGAGGGTACTGTTTTGTCGGGACTCGACTCACCTAATAGGTTTAGAAACACATCACACTGTTGAATCGCACCAGATAGTGCATTCCCCTGTGCTTGTAACTGCACCTTCAT